GCTCTTCTTATATACTGTAAATCTCTAAAAATATTATCTGATAATCTTTTTTGCCTATTAGTCTTTTTATCAACGTAATATAAACGATTTTTCTGAACTAATGGGAATTGTACAATAGCCGCCTTACTCACTATCTACCTCCAAAATCTTGTTTAATAATGTATCTAAATCTTCCCAGAAAACTCCGTGGATTAACGCCTGATCACCTACCTTGGTCATTCGCTTTAGCCTTTCAGCTATTCTTTTGATTTCATCTATTTGCATAAAACTCCTCTGCTGGCCTGATGTTCCAGATATCTACTATCCAAGGCCTACCCTCTGTGTTTCTTTTAACGCACCCTTTAAAAACTACCTGCTCGCCAGTTTCCATACTTCTTAAAGTTTTGTAGTCTATATCCCGCTCTTCTAAATCTTTGAAAGCATAGGAAAATCTAATAGTGTCCTGAAGATTGTAGACGTCCTTGAAAACTGCATTGATGACTTTACCTGATCTTGGTAATTCCTTGATTTCAAGTTGATGAAAATAACCAAAAAATGTCATGTCATTTTCCGTCTCTGGCGGGAGTACCTTAATAAAAGAATGAGGCCCGCCTCTTGTGATGGGATAATAGCCATCTTCAGATAAGCCCCTAAGTTCTCTTACAATGAGATTTTTATCTTCTAAATGTTTTAGATATCTTTTGATAGTTGGTTTAGGAATGCCGTATCTTTCTGACCAATCTTCACATTGAAAAAAGAAAAATCCGTCTTCTTCTGTTTCTTCAGAAGATAAGGCAAGGTAAAATAACCTTTCCCCGTCAACTGTTAATAAAGAGTAAATTTTTGATAAAAATTTTCTAGTAACCATAGTATTTTTGCAATTACTGTATTGACAGCTGCAAAAAAGAATGGTAATGTCCATAGTATCAACGATGATACTAGAGATGTAATTACAAGATTATCTGTTCCCTAGTATTTGGCTTTTACTAAGGTTCTTATACTCGCAAGGTTCTTTTTCTTTAGTATTAGCCTCGTTGGTTAAAAAAAGGTCTCTCCTAAAGAGTTATTACGATTATAAAGTCTTAGCTGGTTAGTTAGTGTTTTCTTTTTTTAGTTTTTATTCAAATATCAGCTGCCTGCTCACAAAAGAATAAAACGTTTAAAATGGAGTTCTTAAATTTTATTTAGGGACTCTTTTTTATTTTAAACACCAACTAAGAACCTACTAATCGCAAGAACCTAGCAACTAATATAACAGATAATCCTGCAAACCAATTATAATTTACAGAGTCTCTTACTTTGTTAAACAACAGCGTAGCATAACTGTTTTTACTACGCAATAATTAAATAAAGGTATTTTTTAGTAAAATACCTACAATTAATAGACCAATAGCCATAATCCATTTTATATTAGTTTTTAACTCAGCTATGTCTGATTTTAATTCAGAAACGGCAATTGCTAAATCTTGTTTAGTAACTAGATGATTGCTTTGGTCATTTATGGCCTCTACTACAACCTCGGCTTGTTCCTCAGAAAAACCATGTTGCATAAATTTTTTTACTGTAGCATGTGTATTAAGTAGAGCCATGATACCTTATTTAATTGAAATATTAGTAACTTTTAGGATTTCAAGTTACCTCACGCAATAAAATTACTCTTCAAAATTATTCATGTCAACAATTATTTTTTTTTTTTCTTGAAATTTTCATAGAAAGGATTATATATTAATGTAATTTAATTTAAAAAAATATATACAAATGAACATTTCAAATAATAAGCCACTGTTATTAGCAGCTATAAATGTTTGCGAAATGTATACAAAAGGACAAAAAGATATTTTAAAAATATTAGTTGGTTTGTGCATTGATGACGTTGTAACAGTAGGAACGGCCTATCTTTCAGAAAAGACAGGTTTATCAAGAGCTTCTATATACCTTAATATAAAAAAATTTACTCAAGAAGGTTTGATAACTAAAATTAGAAAACTAGCTGAAAGGCAAGATTCTTATCAACTAAATTCAGAAAAATTGGACTATATTTTACAGTTATATAAGAACAAAAAAGCAATGGAGCATAATTAATGAGTTGTAGTATTTTTATTATTGCTATAATTTGCGTATATTATGTTATAACGATAGTTTTAGCAATAGATCAATCAATTGTACGCCTACAAAATCTTTTTAACTCCTTAAATGAAAGAGTAAAAAAACTGGAAAATAATGATGCTCACACATGGGATCTTTATTCAGATAAATAACTAACTCAAGATTTTCCCACCCTATCCCTATTGGTAAAAAAGTCACATTGAGGGGTGTTCTATTTATATCTAGAATATTTTTTATAAAAATCTAAAATAATACTAGACAGATATTTTAATCTTATATATTATTATATTTAAGTAACCCACGAAGGCATAAAAAAAGAGCCTAAGCCGTAAAGACCTAAGCTCTAGTTTGTGGCTTACTTGCTAGTGGTTTTTCTTTCGCAGGACAAACCGCTAGCCAATATAACACGTTTCATTTAATTGGAGGCAATAAAATGAATTTACAGATTACAAATAATAATAATAAAGCGCAAGAGACTTTTTTAAAACAGCTAGAGGGATTAGCTCTTGCCCGTGATATTTTAACCGCTAAAAATTTGAATAAAGATGAGGAGTGTGATACAATAACTTACAAATCTACTTCTTGCGAGTTATCAATGACAAACAAAGTAATCACGCCTAAAACGGCTTTGCAATTGCTTTCTAATCTGGAAGCATTAAAAGAAGCTGGAAAATCTTATTTTCAAAGAAATAGCCAAAAAACATTTCCTGATCATATTTCAGAAACTCCTGAATTTCATGAAGCAAAAGAAAATACAGTAGAATTATCTGATTCGGCCAAGGAAACTTTTACAAGAATTGGAGCTAGAGCCAGAAAAGCTTTTATTAAAGAACAGATGGCAAGGGCAGATAAGTATAATATTCCTTACAATTGTTACAATGTTGATTTTCTTAATCTAAGCCACAAGATAGATCATTACGAAATGCTACTTGAAGAGGCCAAAGACCTTGGAATTTACTGGGAAATATCTGACTACGACCCTGTTGCTCTAGAACAGGAAATAGAAGCTCATAAAGAGAGCGAACGCAGGTCAAGAAATGCTATGTATAGCGATTACCTTTATTCTCGGAGAATAGCGGTATGAACAGGCAAGAATGGTTAAGACAGCGTAAGAATTATCTAGGCGGCACTGATCTAGCCGCTATTTGCGGGCTTAATCCTTATAGAACTGCCCTTGATGTATATCTTGATAAAACCAGTGATGATATTAGCGAAAATGCTAATGCTGCAATGCACTGGGGAACACTTTTAGAAGATGTTATTGCCAAGGAATATGCCCAAGTTACTGGTTATGATGTTGAAATAGAGCCTAATACGATTCATCACCCAGAATACAAGTTTTTAGGAGCTAATATTGATCGCTGGGTTGATCGGTGGGTAAATAATGGAACATATATTTTAGAATGCAAAACAGCTAGTTTTACCAAGGCCAAAGAATGGGGAGACTCAGGTACTGACCAAATCCCTGAGTCGTATCTAATACAAGTTGCTCATTATGCCGCAATCTCTGGGGCTAATAAAATTGATATAGCAGTTTTAATTGGTGGTCAAGATTTTAGAATATACACTTATAACAAAAATAAAGATTTAGAGAATAAAATTATCAAAATCGGCGTTAATTTCTGGAATAACCATATAGAAAAAGGGATACCGCCTAAATGTGTTAATACTAGGGATACATTTAATTTATTTCCTCAAAGTAATAATAAGGAAATATTAGCTCAAAATGATATAATTGCAAAACTCGAAGAATTAAAAATTGCAAAAATGTCAGAAGAACAAATACAAAAAACCATTGAAAAATTAAAAGTCGAAATTCAGGAATTTATGCAGGATTACGATGTACTTATAGATAATAACGGCAATGTAATAGCTACATGGAAAAATACATCTCCAAGGTCATGCTTTGATCTTAAAAAGTTTAGGGAAGAGGCAAAAGAAATGTATCTGAAATATGCCAATGTCGCAAAGCAATCAAGAGTATTTTTAATTAAATGAGGTAGAAAATGAATAACATAGCAACAGTTAACACTAATAATGAAATTGACCAACACATCTGGTCAGCACTGAAAAATAGCTTATATACTGGGGCAAAAGATGAAAGTATAAAATTGGTTCTTGATTATTGCAAAGCAGCAAAATTAGACCCCATGCAAAAACCAGTTCATATTGTCCCAATGAGTGTAAAGAATGCTCAGACAGGTAGATATGAATACAAAGACGTAGTTATGCCTGGGGTTGGCCTGTATAGAATACAGGCAGCACGTAGTAATCAATACGCAGGTGTAAGTGAGCCTGAGTTTGGAGAAGATGTTACATGTAATTTGGGTGGGGTAAACATTACCTATCCTAAATGGTGTAAGGTAACAGTTAAAAAGCTGGTAAATAATACTATTGTTGAGTTTACTGCTAAAGAATACTGGTTGGAAAACTATGCCACTGCCAGTAAAGAGTCAATTGCTCCTAACACTATGTGGAAAAAAAGACCATACGGACAGATAGCAAAATGTGCTGAGGCACAAGCCTTGCGTAAAGCGTTTCCTGAAATAATCAGTCAGCATCCAACAGCTGAGGAAATGGAGGGGAAAGATATTAATGATCTTGAAATGGAAATTAAAAATATAACTCCTAAAGCCCAAAATATAAGTAGTAAACTTGATTCTGTATTACAAAATATAACCGAAGAATCAAACGAAACACTTGCGGAATTATTAGATCTGATTAAATTGCATGATGTATCAAGTGAAGTAATAAATAAATGGTGCAGCAAAGCGGGTGTTGAAAGTATTGCTGATTTAGGAGAAGATAAACAACTATCTTGTATTGAATGGATTAATAAACAATATAATTATTCACAGGATATAGAAGCCGCATAACATTAACAAAAGGAGGTAAAAAATGATTAAAGCTAAAATTTCTATTACTATAATAACGTGTGTATTAACTCTTTGCAGTTGCAGTCATACTTGTAATATGACGGACGAAGAAAGAGAAAAATATATGCAGGAAGAAAGCCGTAGAGATTTAAGAGATTTAATAACAAACTGATCAATTTGGCTTCTAATTAAGAAACCTTAAAAGAACCTTGCATTTAAGAACTTCCATTTTATCAGTTATTCTGCTATACTCGCATTTGTAAACCTTGCAAGTATACCTATGAAAGAACTACTAAAAACTATTATCTTTAGCAGATTTTTTATTATCTGTATCAGTTTTATTATTGGCTTTTTATCAGCTTATTTCTGGTATCAGGATAATCCTGTTGAAGAAATATCAGAAAAAATCATAGAGGAACAAACAGGGATTAATATTGATTTAACGCCTGAAACTCCTGAAAGTTCTAAATGAAAACATCAGAAAAAGGACTTGATTTAATCAAGCAATTTGAGGGATTTAGAGACTATGTTTATATGTGTCCTGCTGGATTACCTACTATAGGTTATGGACATGTTATAGATCAAAAATTAATTGCTTTAACAAAAGCCTCACCTCGTATGACCAGAGAAAAAGCAGAACAATTACTTAAAAACGACGTTAAAAAGGCAGAAAACGCTATAAATTCATCTGTAAAGGTAAACATAAGTCAAGGTCAATTTGATGCTCTGGTGAGCCTTATATACAATTGGGGAGCATATAATTTCAAAATAAGTAAAGGTCTTCAAAAATTAAATGCAAGAAACTACAGCGGAGCAGCTGATGAATTTTTCAGCAAAGAACGGGGAATTGTTCAAATAAAAAAAGAATTTTCCAATGGATTATATAGAAGAAGACAGGCGGAGCTTGCATTATGGCAATCCTAAGACATAAATTCAGGGCTAAACCTTGCGAAGCAGATGGAATCAAATTTGCTTCAAAAAAAGAGCATAAAAGATATCAGCAACTTAAAATATTACAAAATAGTGGTGAAATCCTGTTTTTTTTAAGACAAGTTCCGTTTCATTTACAAGCTGGGGTTAAATATGTCTGTGATTTCGTTGTATTTTGGACAAACGGAGAAATAACTATTGAAGATGTAAAAGGCGTTAAAACTGATATGTATATTGTCAAAAAGAAAATGGTAGAAGCAACTTATCCCATCACAATTACAGAGATTTAAAATGTTCGTCATTACTTATTTTAAAGAAATACTGCTTGCAATTGGAGCTTTTATTGCTGTTTACCTTTTTAGAAAAAATAAAGCATTAACCTTACAAAATAAAGAACTTATAGAAAATAACTTTGAAAAAGGCAAAGTAATTAATATTCAACAAAAGGTATTAGATGTTAGCGAGAACGTTAAACCTACTGATCTTGATGTTAATCTTGAGCGGTTGTCAGACAAAAACAAGTAAATTACCAAAACTTAATTTACCAGATATGCCGTTAATGAATAAAGGTGCAGCAGAGGAAATAAAACAGGTATGTATACCACGCACGGCTTGTGATAATTTTAACAATTGGTTAAATGAAATTTACGCTTTTAAAATCAAATATTATGTTTATAAAAAGGAGCTGAATAAATGAAATGGTTACAAAAACTTTTAGAATTATTTACAACACAAAGTTCTTTTTTAAAAAACATTTTTATATTATTAGTAATTACTAGATTAATGTTTCTGGAAAACAATCAACTTGCTTTAATCGCTGAAATAATTGGTGGTCTGGTTTTTCTTATGGCAAAAGAACCAAATAATCAAAATAATTAATAATTATTTTTATTTAAACTTTTGAAAATGTTTTTAAAATAGTAAATATAAGAGCAGTATTACCTAATATTAGTCCTATCATCCATTTTATTAAATCAATTTTTAGATTAGATAAGCCACTAGTAAGTTCATCTTTTGTAACCATTGTTTTTTCTATAACACCCAAACGAATTTGTATATCTCTTTGCTCTTTATCCAAATGTTCTATTTTTAACTCGAATTGATCTAGTTTTGATCCTTGTGCTATTAATACTTTTGAAAGTGTTTTTTGGTCTCCTAATATTCTTTGAATGTCGCTTTGTTCTTCTAGTGTTGTACTCATTTTTACCTCCATAATATCTACAGATTATACTAAACCATTTAAAAGTCATAATGGAATTTAACATTATTCACAATTTTTGTAGATAAGTATGTGGGCAACTCTTATCAACCTTATAAAATATAAAGGATTGATTTAGTTTGCTTAAAGATTAAGCTTTTTTTATAATGTGGCAATCCTGCGAAAACTTTATAAGAGTTTTTGCACGTGCTTTTTTTGAAGATCTTAAGTTTTATTATTGTTTATGTAATCAAGCAGAGGTTATTTAAACAAAAAGTAAGAATACAACATATTGTCTATATCCTGATACTTACACTATGGACTAGACCAATATTACAACAATCCTTAGAAAGACAGGAACTTGCCCCATTTTTGGATAAAGTTATAGATTATACTATGATGCTATTGATTATTTTTGTTTAATTTTTATTTTTAACTATTTCAGTAAAATCCGACCAGTCTTCTACTTTAAATGCTCTAATATCTCTTACTGAATCAGTAAACCACTGAACATTAGATAGTTTATTGATTATTTTATATACAGCTGTAAGATCATTCTTTTCACTTTTTGAAAGATAAAGGCTACCTTGCATTCCAATAAAACCTAATTCTTCCATCATAGCCCTAATCTCATCGTAAACTTTATTATAAGGTTCGCCGTAGTGTTCTTTTAACTTTGCTACTTCCATGTCAAAAGATATTGCATACATTATTACATCCCCGATTCAATAAAACCCCTAATATATTTATTATTATACATATCTTCAATAGTTTTATTAAATGCAGGTGCTTTCTTGATTAATTCTTGAGGTGCTATTTGCGGCTTTGACTTTTCTTGCTTTCCTTGTTCAAGTTTCCCAGCTTCTCTTAAAGCAGTAACAGGAGTATAACCCGTAATCTGTTTCATTCTTTTGCCAAATTCCACAGCATTAATATTAATAGGAGTTTCTGCAAATTTAATAGCTAAATCTAATGTTTTCTTGTCAGTTAATAAATGAGCAAGACCAGAACCGCCAATTACTGCTAATGCCGTCTTTTCTGGAGCAACTACCGCAGATGCACCAGTTAAAATTGAGATCAGATCAAAAGTTTTTTGTGTTACCGCAGTCCCTGATGGATTCGGAATATTTTTATTTTTAATTGCCATAGCTCTCGCAACTTTGCTAAGCTTGTCTAAACGATCAAAGGTTTCAGGAGTAGTAATTTTCTGTAATCTAGCTCTATTCTGTTCATCATTAAGTATTTTTGACAAACTATTATAGGACATCTCACCAGTAGCAGTATTTTCTACAGCACCAAGCATATCTTCTAACTCTTTCCTACGTGAAAGTTTTGTAAATAGTTTGTCTGCTTCTTTCTGATAGTTATACCATTCGGGATTGGTTTTGCCGTATTGCTCCAGATCATTACTAATAGCGTTATAAAGCCTTTTAACCATTCCAGCGGCTTTCTTCTCTTTTTGCCAGTTTACACTAGTATCTTTCCAATCTACAACCTTGCCAAGTGAATCCTGACTTGCAACTAAATCCTCAACTGGGCTTGGGATTCTTTTAATGCCCATAGGCACAAACTTATCTTCATAGTCATTAATTATACTTAGTACTTTTTTCTCCCCAGAAGATAAAGAAGCAGATTTTGCAAGTTCTGCTTTAACCTGTTCCGTAACAGAAGTTACATTACTAGGTACTATTTGAGCCTCACTAGGTAATGATTCTCTAGCATTTAAATATAACTGTCTTATTTTTTCTTCAACACCAACACGCTCAGCTGCTGGCAAAGCACTATCATAAGCCTTGTCTAATTCTTTCATGATTTTATCTGCCATGTCTGAATATCTTTTGCTCATAACACCACTTGCAACAGGAGTTTTACTTAAAAACTGATCAGCTAAGGCAATTGCTTTTCCCTCGCTTGCCGCTGCCTTTGGTAATGCAATATCCAATTCTTGTGCTGCCTTTGCTGCTTCTAGATTTAGTTTATTCTTACCAAGACCAACAGTAGTTAAAGCTGCACGACCAGCAAGACCTCCAGCTCCTTTGGCTAAAGACGGAGCAGCATTTACGGCTAGATTAGCAGCAAGACCTCCACCTATTGCCTCGCCAGTTCCCGCTCCTTGATCAGCTAAATAGGAAGTAGTCCCGCCCATTGCAGCAGCTCCAGCAGCTTGCAGAGGACTGGTACTACCAATCATGCTACCAAGTTTAGCTATTCCTCCTTGAGCAGTTTTGGCAAGTCCTCCACCAGTTAAAAATGATGCACCAGTTTTTAATCCCTCATTAATATATTTTTGATCTTCTGGAGTAGTAGTATAACCTCCTGTGGCAGTATCAATTCCTTGGTCAATAGCTTCTGTCGCTGATGGAATAAGAGGAACGGGAGCAGTCATTTCTTCAGCTGGGGCGAAATCAAAAGCGTAAGGGTTTGCCTGATAATTACCAGCGGCAACTTGTGCATTTTGAGCCATTGCAGGTAAATTATAAGCAAGACTTAATGTATCAGGTATTGCGCCAGCTACTCCAGCAGTTATTGCCTTTGCTCCTGATGCTATTCTTTGACCAATACTAGGTTCATTTGATCCAGTTGTTTCTTGTGGATTATCAAATTCTGCCCAGAAATTATTAGTAACCTGTTTATTTTCCGAAGAATTGTCAAATTCCGCCCAGAAATTATTTTTGCTCATCAACTACCTTAGCTCCTTTACTTTTCCAATATTCTACCTGAGCAGCTGGCACAGGTCTTGTACTTCCATCAGGAGCTGCCATAGTAACAACTCCAGTATTAGCCGATACTGGTTTAAATCGTTCCTTAACTCTATTTTGTACTGCTAGAGAGTTGTAAGGTTCGCTATAACCAAAATCATTTTCTACTACATCTCGGGTTAAATTATCTTTTTGTATTTGATTATCAAGCTGCGCAGCTCGCTCTAAAGCCACCTGAATTGCTGCATCTGGATTTTTATCGAGTGATGGCAAACCAGCAATAAAAGTTGCAATATCACGATCAGAAGTAGCACCAGCAAACATCTGTTTTATTCCTGCCATTAATGGTTGTTGATATAATTCTATTAACGCTTGGTTACGTTCGCTTTCTGTTCC